ACCGCTTATCTAAATGCACCGGCATTCATCATCATGTGGATCATATTCACCCGTTAAACGCGGTTGGCAGTTGCGGGCTTCATGTCCCTTGGAATCTGCGAGCCATTCCGGCGCGTCTAAATCTCAAAAAGAAAAATTCATTAGGAGGTAACGAGTATTAAAAGATTCACCGAAACGAACAAGTGGGAAGATCCGTGGTTCAGAAGACTGAAGCCAGAAATGAAACTGCTTTGGGCGTGGCTTTTGGATAGCTGCGACAACGCCGGAGTGATCGACCTTGATATTGAACTGGCATCGTTTCAGGTAGGGTATCAATACCCTATAGATACCCTTTCGGAGTTTGGTCAAAGGGTGATCAAATTACCATGTGGGAAGTTCTTTATTCCCAAGTTTATTGAGTTCCAATACGGCAACTTGTCTCCCGATTGTAAGGCTCACAATCCTATCTTCTCAAGTTTGGAAAAACATGGATTGAAAGGGTATCCAAAGGGTATCCATACCCTACAAGAAAAGGAAAAGGAAAAGGAAGAGGAAACGGAAACGGAAAAGGTGCCGAAAAAACCGAAATCCGAAAAGATCCTCAAACCTTCCGAAATCCCAGACGACGAATGGATAGCATCACTCAAAACTAATCCAGACCACGAAGGTAAAAACATAGACTCCGAATTTAGACGAGCGCATGAATGGTGCCTGAAAAACAACCGCCAGAATACCAGACGCTTTTTTGAGAACTGGCTTTCGAAGGTTGAAAAGCCTCTCACGATCAAACCTAAACCAGCCGCCCACGTTTACGGCTCTTCACTTGGGCATTCCGGACCTTGGCCGAAAGGACACTCGTTTTTATGACCCTCCCACACTCCCACGAGGCCGAAAGCTCCCTGCTCTCCTGCTTCCTTCAAGACCCCGTGAACCGCATCGGTGAAGCGAGGAACACCTTGAACGTCTCCGCCTTCCACTCCGAAGCTCACAGGCGAATCTTTACCGCCCTCGTCTCGCTTTACGACGCCGGGACGCCAATCGACCCGCCACTACTGACTCAGCACTTCCGAAACAAGGGCGAACTGGATGCCATCGGCGGGCCTGCTTACATCATGGAGCTTTTCGGCTACATTCCCGGCCCTGCCCATTACCTCGAATACAAGCGCATCGTCGCCGACAAATACCTCGCCCGCAGGAACATTGAAGCTCACACGCTGGCGCTCGAAGCATTCCAAGACGAGGCCATTCCGGTAGCCAATGCCATCGAAAAGGCACAGGCCGCTCTGGATGCCGTGGACAACGCTATCGTGCGCAAGCTCTCACGAATCACGATCAAGGATGCCATCTGCGAGACAATGGACGAGATCGAGGAACGAATGAAGCGAGGGGGCGCAATTCCAGGATTCACGACTGGCTTTCCATCCATTGATGATAAATGCGGAGGACTCCAAAAAGGCAGAGTGACCGTATTCGCTGGACTGCCATCGGACGGGAAAAGCGCCATCATGCAAAACTGCGCTCGAAACGCACTCAGGGCAGGGGCTCGCGTGGCATGGTATTCGCTGGAAATGCCCACCACGGAGCAGACAATGAGGCTTTTGTGCGAAGATAGCGGAGTTGAGAACGGAGCGCTTTACAACGGCCTTATGAGCCGCAGTCAGCAAGAAATGCTCTCACGATCCATTCGCCAACTCTCGGAGCTGGGATGCGATTTTGTGAACATCGACAACGCTACGGCGTCGGACATCCTAGCCGACATCGAACACGGAGGGTATGACGTGGCCGTTGTCGATTACCTGCAACTTATGGAGGACGAGGGCCGCAAAGGTGCCACGCGAGAGGAAATTATTGCTCGAATCTCCCGCCGCATGAAGAACGTGGCAAAGCGCACAGGAACTCACATTCTTACAGCCTCGCAGCTAAACGACTCTGGCAAGCTCCGCGAATCTCGCGCCATCGGACAGGATGCGGACGGCGTTTTCATTATCTCGAAAGTTGAAGTCGAAGGAGGAACCGACGACACGCAGCGCAAGCTATGGTGCGAAAAGAACCGTGGAGGGAAACGCCACTGGATTCTGCCACTGGCATTCTCAGGCCCGACGTTCACATTCAAGGAGATGCCGCCAGATGAATTGTCTTGACAGAATCTCCATAAAGTCGGTAAAATCTTGCATTTGCGGATAATCCAAGCACCTTCACGACCATGCCAGCACTGAAGAATCCAAAGCATGAGGCTTTCGCTCAGGCCGTGGCGCTGAACATGCCAGCTTCACAGGCTTATGCTGAGTATGTGAGCGGCGGGAAGTGCTCTGAATCAACGGCTGAAACGACAGGGCCGAAACTTGCGAAAGAGTCTCAGATTGCTCTCAGGATTGTTGAGTTGCGCGGTAGAGTATCAGACCGCATCGAGAAGAAATTCGACATGACCAAGGACAAGTGGCTGGACGAACTGGCCGCGATTGCCAAGGAATCCCGCGAGACTGGCGACTTTTCAGCCGCTACCGGAGCACTGCGCGAGATTGGCAAGGGGGCCGCGTTCTACGAGCCAGAACGTCATTCACTGGAGGTATCAGTCATCATCGGTGGCAACGCAGAAGGTCACGATTGAGATCCGCCCTCGCTCACAGTTTCGAGCGTTCCTCGAATCGGCGAAGCGGTGGCTTGTGCTCGTCGCGCATCGGCGAGCAGGGAAGACGGTGGCAGTCGTTCAAAAGCTGATTCAATGCGCTCTGACGCATAAACGCCCCGGGCCTCCGCTGCGATATGGCTACATCGCTCCAACGCGAGATCAGGCCAAAGACATTGCCTGGGCATACCTGAAAGACTACGCGGGCAAGATACCGGGCTCGGAGGTGAACGAGTCGGAGCTTCGCATTACGTTCCTGAATCGGGCTCAAATCCGGCTCTACTCTGGCGAGAACTACGAGCGAATGCGAGGCTTGTATTTCGACGGCGTTGTAAGCGATGAAGATGCCGACATCCCGGCTCAGGCATTCGATTACGTCATCTTGCCGTGTCTACTCGATTACAACGGATGGCACTGCCGCATTGGCACTCCGAAGGGAAAGAATGCGTTCTACAAGGCGTTCTGCAATGCACAGAGCGACGCTGATTCGTTTGCCCTCATGCTCAAAGCCTCGGAGTCCGGCATCCTGTCACCTGACGCACTGGCGACGATGAAAGCCAAGCTATCCGCCGATTCCTACGCGCAGGAGATGGAGTGCGATTTCAACATTGGACGCCCTGGGGCCGTGTATGCGAAGCTGATCGAGCAAGCCTACGCAGAAGGCCGAATCTGTGATTGTCCCGTGGCTGATACGTTGGTCCATACCTCTTGGGACTTAGGCGCGCCCTCGAACACTTCCGTCTGGTATTGGCAGGTCGTGGGCCGTGAGATCCGCGTGATTGACTGTGATATTGGACTTCTCCCAAACGTGGAGACGGCGACTCAGCGCGTGGCATGGATGCTGCGAAAGGGCTACTCATTCGGTAAGCATTTCCTACCTCACGACGCAGGCAGGACGGAAAACAGCGGGGCAACGATGCACGGCGAACTAGTCAAAGCAGGGCTGACAAGCTGCGTGATTCTGCCACGCACGGCGGACATCTGGACTGGCATCAATGGGCTCAAAGGGCTTTTCCCGTCGCTGGTGTTCAGGAAAAAGCAGACGACATACGGGATCGAGGCACTTGAGGCGTATCACACGAAGGAGGTGGAGATCGGCAAGATCATTTCCAGTGAGCCAGTCCACGACTTTTCAAGCCATACCGCAGATGCCCTGCGCTACATGGCCGAGGCAGTTCAAGCTGGATTCATCAAGCTCGCCACGCCCATGATTGACCGGATGCTTGACGAAGACGACAAGCCCAAGCGCCGGGGGCAGGCAAAGTTTTCGTTTGTAGGAGGGCGCTGAATCGTTTAGAAATGGGATAGCACCGCTTCGGCGGAGGTTTGCGCAAGCCACCTTAAAGACTATCCATCATGCACATCGACTTTAATGGTCCCTTCTGGGATGCCGACTTGATCGGCGCAAACGGTAAGCTCTCACGCTTGCACAAGGGCGCATCCAAACCGCCTAAACCAGCGCCAGCACCCGCGCCCGTTCGCGTGGAGCCTGAGCCGGAAGCGGAGGCAATTCGCAACGCTGGCCGTCGTAATGGGCTGCAAGACACGATTCTCGCGGGCGAGTTCAATACTCCGACTCTCGGGAAGAAGTCAAAACTTGGTGCAAGCTCGGGAGGTGTGACCAGCTATGGAGGAGAACTCTAAACCGCCCTCGGCATCGTCCGCCCGTGGCGCTGACATCCTTCGCCAGTGGCAGGGAATGAGCACTGAACTATCGGTCTGGAAGCCGCAGTGGCAGGAGATCGCTGATTTGATGATGCCTCGTAAAGCTGGCATCTCCACGACTTACGAAACGCCTTCAAGCTCAAAGGAGGCTCTGCTTTTTGACACGACTGCGGGAGATGCAGCTATGACAATGGCGGGGGGGCTCATGTCCTGGACTTCGCCAGCGAATGAATCGTGGTTCAATTACAAACCTATCTTTGAGCTTCGCGGGAATGACCGCGTGAAACAGTGGCTCGCGGGATGCTCTGAGCGTATCCGTGAACTGTTGGCGAACTCGAATTTCTACACCGAGATCCATGAGGATCTGCTGACGCATTGCACCTTCGGCACATCAGCGATGTTCTGCGGGATGGATGAAGGACAGTTCCGATTTGAGTCCCTGCCGCTCGGATCGTTTGCCATCGAAGAGGACGGCTTTGGCAAGGTGAACACGCTCTACCGTGAGATGGACATTACGGCCAAGCAAGCCGCTGATTTGTTTGGTGATGACAATCTTCCGAAGGATGTCAAAGACTGTCTCAAGGACGACAAGAAGGCGCAGCAGAAGCACAAGTTTATCCATGCTGTTTATCCTCGGCCAGAGAGTGAACGGCCAGAGGGCGCTGGAAGGAACGCATCATGGGGCAAAGCGTTTGCGTCCTGCTATGTTGAGGTGAAATCCAAGCAGGTCGTCAAGGAGTCTGGCTATGACTCGTTCCCTTTCGCTGTTGGTCGCTATCTGAAATGGTCCGCGCTTTCGAGCAAATCGCCCTATGGCTACGGCCCCGGCTTCGCGGCACTGGCAGACACTCGGCAGGTGAACTTTCTCCAGATGATGCTCGATTGCGCGGCTGAAAAGATCGTGCGTCCTGCAATGATCGCGCCTGAGGATATGGAGGGTGAATTGATCCTTTCCGCTGGCGGCATTACTTACATGCCCGGCAGCATCCAGTCTGACCGCTGGCCGAAACCCATCCAGCAAACGGGAGATTACAACGTCGCCGTGGATCGTGTGAAGATGCGGCAGGAGGCCGTGAATATGAAGTTCCACGCGGAGCTTTTCCGAATGTTTGCCACATTGGACCGGCAGATGACGGCGCGTGAAGTGGCAGAACGAGCCGCTGAAAAGATCGTGCTCATCTCGCCCGCGTTCTCCCGTCTGAGCAGTGAGAAGCATAACCCTATCCTTCTGCGCGTGTTCTCGATGGCGATGGAGGCAGGGCTATTGGAGCAGCCACCAGAGGAGGCAATCATCCCCGTCTCTGAGTTCATGGGCGTCATTCCTGACCCTGCTATCAGCTACTCCTCACGGCTGGCGCTGGCGCTGGATCAACTCGGCATGAACGGCTTTGAACGCCAGCTTGAAACTGATCTTGTGATCGCGCAGACGCGCCCAGACATTCTCGACAATTACGACTTTGACCGCATTACCCGTGACCGTGCACGCTCCAACGGGATGCCTGCCGCGTGGATGCTTGACGGCGAAGAGGTGGCAGCCACACGCCAAGCCCGCGCCGAAGCCGCTCAAGCTCAACAGGCCGCAATGATGCTTGAGCAGGGCTCGAAGGCCGTAAAGAACATGGGCGGAGTCGATGAAACTAAGAAAGCGATGGAGGAAATGGCATGAGCGCACCAACTAAAGACCTTTGCGTGATCAACCTAGACGAACGGGCGCACCTTCCCGGCGTAAAAAAGCTCGTCCTGAACGCCTTTCGCGAGGGCATCTACGCCTTCCAGTTTCGGCTGAAGTTTCAAAAGCGAATCTTTGAGGATCGCGTGGCACTGCCCGCCGACGCTGACGAGGAATGCGCTCTGGAAATGGCAACCTATCAGTTCGCTAGATTCATGAACACCGTGGGGCAACTCGCGGCGAAACGATTGTGACCACACGACCAAACACCAACACGACCAAATGAAAAAGACCAAGAGGCAAATTCGACAAGACAGGACCTGGAAACACTTCCTTTTCTGGCTCGGTAACGGCCCGCATTTCATCAATATGCAGCAGTCTAGCGATTACAATCCTGAGCAGTGGCGCGCAGCTTTTGAGCGGTATCAATCGCAGGGTAAGTCGGCGCTTTCCAATGACGAATTGGCAGGCATCCAGCCGCTTATCGACGGCCAGCGCCAAAAAGAAATCTGCCTGAACGGCCACGTTGCAGAATCAATGGAGTGGTGGGCATGGCATCAAGGATGGATTCACCCTCTCCGTGACTCGCTGATTCGTGGAGGTTATGACCGGCTTACCAAGGTGGCGATTCTTCGCATGATCCGATCAATGCGTGATGATCTTGTGGGATTCTTCGCCCGACATCCTGGACTAGACGAGTCTGTGAAATCTCGCCACTTCGCGCAATACTCCCTATGACACCCGCAGAAATCGAAGGACAGAGGCGCAACCGCGAGGCCGAAGTCAGAGCCGCGTGGGAAGTGCTGGCGCTGAATCCATCGTTTAAAACCGTTTGGGAGAAAGACCTTCAATCGCTCTTCAATCCGCTCAAGCCCAGCTTCCGTAGCAGCGATGGGCACAACACGCACGCGGCAGCCATCCGCGACGGTGAAAAGATCGTCATTGCTCACATCGCCAAGCGTCTCGCCCTCGGAGTCGCGATGTTGGATGAAGAGGACATTTCAAAGCCCAGCGAGGCACCCGCAGAATTTCAGGGCATGAAGCCTTGATGAACCAACACACGACATGAACATTGAAATCGAAGGCGGAAACGTCTTAAAAGACGGCGAGACAATCGCCAGCATATCGGGGGACGTTATCACGTCTCCGAAGGCTCTCGGCCCCACGGTCAAGGGTGCAATCAAGAAGGCGCTCAACAGCGACAAGCTGAGCTTCATCGTGGCCGAGATCGGCGAGACTGAGACGCTGAGCGATGCTGAAACCGTCGTTGTTCAGACTAAACCGCTCTCTGACGCTGAGCTTTTGGCAGAGCTTCAACGTCGCGGACTTGCTCCCGTGGCGCCAGCCGCCAAACAGGAAGAGCCGCAGTTCAACGCGCGAATCCTGAATAAACAGGAACTCGTCGCCAAGTTCTCCGCCATCTCTCCGCCGCCTCCGACTTTGCCAGACATGGGCGACAAAACGCCCGCTTTCGTTGAGTGGGTTCGCACTCATGCCACGGTGGAAGAGTTCGCGGTGATCTACCCGGCCAATCGCAAACAACCGTCACTTGCTGAGCGTGACGCGGGCGAACAGCAACGCATCGCAAAACTGCAAAAGCTCCCCGGTGAAACCACTGACAAGAAAGGAGACGCTGAGTAATGAAAACTTTTCTTTTTGCTCCTGAAGGTGGCGACGGTGGTGGAGGTGGCGGCACGCTGCTTTCTGGTGATGCTGGGGCATCCACACAGGCGGCAGCTACAACCACAACGGCAGCGGCCACCACGACCACTGCCACGACTGGCGGAGAGTGGGATTTCCGCTCTGCACTCGATGACAAAGGCGCATTCAAGCAGGGATGGGTGGACACGTTGCCGCCTGACCTGAAGGAATACGCTGGCACTCTCGGCAAGTATCCGAATGCCGCCGAACTCCTGCGAGGCCACGGCAACGCTCAAAAGCTCATCGGCCAGCGTGTCGCTCCCGGCGTCAAAGTTCCCGGTCCTGACGCAAAGCCCGAGGAAATTGCGGCCTATCGTAAGGCCATCGGCGTTCCTGACGACGTGACCGGCTACGGGCTCAAGAAACCCGACGCACTGCCGGAAGGCGTAGAGTGGAACGAGGAAGAAGTCGGCAAGTTTGGCGCGCTGGCGCATGAACTCGGCCTCACTCCTGCGCAGGCTCAAAAGCTGGTGGCCTACGACACTGAGCGCATGGCTAAGATGAACCTTGGCGGCAAGGCGAAACTGGACACCTTTATCCAGGGTGAACGCGATGCACTGAAAAAAGAATGGGGCGAGAACTATCAAAACAACATCGGCAAGGCGCTGAAAACGGCGGAGCTTCTGGGGCTGGACCCCAAAGACGCGGAAATAGGCAACTCGGCGAAGATGATCAAGGCGCTTTACTCTGCCGCCGCGCTGATTCAGGAAGACAAATTTGTGGCCTCAAACAAGGTAGGGCTGGGGCTGACGGGCGCGGATCAAGCGGAGGATATTCGCAGGAATCCCGCGAATCCTTGGCATGCGGCTTATAACGGCAAAGAGGGCAAGGAACGGCAGGCGCAGGCACAGGCGCTAATGATGCGCTTGCAAGGCGTCAAGGATGCGACATTGTGAGGCGCTCGTGATAGTCGCGAGGTTCTGGCTGAATACCTGCGTAAGAAAAGAAAGCCGACGAGCGGCGGCCCTCAGAAATGGGGGCCGCTTTTTTATTTGACATCTGCGAAGTAATCTAGCAGACTCACGGCGAGTCAAAGCAGCCGCACAACGTGCGACACCTGCCTGCACCCGTTACAAGCGGCCTGCTACGCAGACACCCGCGAGAAACAAGGGATTCCAATCCTGACAAGTCCCGACTCGGACAAGTCGCAATTCTCGCAATTTTATGGCTGAACTCACTACATTCTTCGAAAAAGAAGTCGCAACGAACTGGGAAATGAAAGCCCAGCAAACGGACTCCCGCCTTGGCGGAGCCGTCACATCCGATTCCTTCACCGGCAAGCGGAAGCAATACAACATGCTTGACCTCGGCACCATGACCGAGATCACCACTCGCAAGGGCGACACTCCAGACGGTGACTCCACCGGCACAAAATACTGGATCTACCGCCGTCGCTTCGAGTTCGTGAAAGTCTGGGATGAGGACGATGAAATCAACCTTGGTCAAATCGCTCTGCCCGACTCGGACGAAGTGATGAGCCTCCAAGCTGCGAGCAATCGCACGAAGGATTCGGTCATCATCTCCAGTTTCGACGCCACTCGCTACATCGGTGAGGACGGCACCACGACTGACGCCTTCGACTCGAACTTCTCCATTGCTGTGGATTACGTCGCTTCCGGTTCTACCGCTAACAGCGGCCTGACCGTGGCGAAGATTCTCCAGGCCAAGAAGATTTTGGACGAGGCCGAAGTTGACGACGGCGAGCGCTACTTTGCCACCTCGGCGCAGCAGCTTCAGGACATGCTCCTCACGACTCAAATCACCTCTGGCGATTTCGTGAACGTGAAGGCTCTTGCCTCTGGCTCTGTGGATATGTTCGCTGGCTTCAAGTTCATTCGCACTGAGCGTCTGAGCCTGAACACCAGCACGGATGTCCGCACCTGCTTTGCCTGGCACAAGTCTGGCGTCAAGTTTGCGGAAATCGGCAGAACCGTTCACATCGACCTCCTGCCTGACCGCCGTCATGCGAAACAGCTTCGCGGTGTCTATCGCGCTGGCGCTGTCCGCACTGAGAACACCCGTGTCGTCCGCATCTACGCTGACGAAAGCCCATAACCTGAACTTGAACGGGGCGGTCTAAAAACCGCCCCTTTCTAAACCTCAACTCTCAATCACTCACTATTATGGCTAACGTCTTCACTTCATTCGCAACGGCGCAGAATAGCGCATCCACCGATTCCTCGGCGGCTCCTAACCTCAAGCAAGCGGGCGGCAATCTTCACTTTGTCCAAGTGTCGAAAACCGGCTACACCGCTGCCACGGCTGACCCGCTTTACCTCGTCCGGCTTCCCAAAGGCTCCCGCCTCATTCCTCAGCTTTGCTCTGTGGATTACGGTGATCCAGGCGCGGCTTGCACTGGCTCCATTGGCTACTTCACAACCGCTGACACTCCCGTTGTTGTCGATGTGGACGCTTTTGGAACCGATCTTGCGCTCGGCTCTGCCGCTGGTCGCAAGTTCTTCTCTGAGGCTACAACCATTGGCGTCGATTTCCTGAATCCCGTGACTTTCACCACGGATGTCTGGATCGTCGTCACTTGGACCACGGTTACTACTGCTGTATCCCATCAGCAGTCTTGGAACCTTGCCTACACTCTCGGCTAAACCGGGAACAACGCTTGGTCGTGTTGTTGGTGTTACCGGCCCGACGTGGAGTGATCTGCGTCGGGCTTTCCTTTTGAAAAGCCATGACTGAAACTGAAATTGCAAATCTTGCCATCTCGCTAATCGGCGGCAAGTCGCTGACGGCGCTATTAACTGACAACACTCCGCAGGCTGTGACATGCCGGAAGTGGTTTGATCCTGCGAGGGATGAGGCATTAGCTTCGCATCCGTGGAACTTCGCAACGAAGCGGTGGCGCAATGAGATTGCATGGACGGCGCTATCTGGCGTGGCGTTAGCCGATAACGGCTCGGGATTGATCCGTGTCACGCACAACACGCATTCAA